GGTTGTTGTCTAGTATTTCAGGGTTTTGGGGGTTTAATGAACTATGAGAACCGACACGAATTTTATCGGTTGGGCACCTGGCAACAGCGCGGTTATTACGTTGCCAAGGAATGTTTGACGTTCAAGGAGAGCAATCAGTTTGAGCTGTGTTACAAGGCGCATGGTGGTAACTGGTCACAGGCCAGGGACGAGCTTGGCATCATGTGGGACAACGAGCCAAAGTTTGTGCAGTTGTTACACGAGTTAGTACCTGGGGCATCGTTTACGGCTGAGGAATGGGTAGGTATCAACAGCAAGCCACCGAATAGTCCGATACACAAATGGCACCACGATTACCACGGTTGGAAATCACCTAGGGCTAGAGAACCACAACCATCCCGTTTAGTATTCTTTGTTTACCTTAACGACACCTCCCCGGTTAACGCTTGTCTGAGAGTGATAGCCGGGTCACATCTCAATTGGTTCCCACCTATAGACGAAAAAATGGGCTTGGTAACGGATGCCGACGTTACGCCGGTGTCGGTACGTATTGGTGACGTTGTGGCCGTGGATGCCAGATTGTTACACGGGACGTATGGTAACAGAACTGACAAAGACAGGAACATGGTTTTAAGGTGGTATCAAATTGGTGCTGAGATACCAATGGAGGAGCGGTTAGCCACGAGGGAGAAGGCGAGATTAAATGGTAACACAAAGGTTACCACATGCTAACCGTAGCCCAAGCCGATAAAATGACAGATAAGCAGTTGTTGGCACTGGGCCAGCCAGCACTGCTTAAGTTCATGGAGGAGCAACTAGCTGCGGATGCTCGTGACCGCCAGCTGGATGCGCTGTTATTTTACAAGCCGGTATCACCACAGGCCAGGCAGTTTCATTTATCAACGGCAATGCAGCGGGTACTAACTGGGGGTAACGGCAGCGGTAAAAGTGAGAGCAACATTGTGGACATGCTGATCGAGATGACTGGTGAGGTTCCCATGAGTTTGATGGACTCCTACCCTACCCAGAAATTACGTCCACCAATAGCTGCTAGGTTAATAATCAAGTCATTTACTACCACCTGGGAGAACTCCATTAAGCCAAAGTTACAGTGGAACAAATGGACCGGGATGCAGGACGGCAAAAAGGGCCACTGGGGTTGGATACCAAAGCGGTTTTTAAAAAACGGTAAGTGGGAGGACAGCTGGAGCGAGAAGTACAGGACGTTAACGCTAACTAACGGCTCGACAATGACGGTTATGAGCCACGAGCAAGACCCTGCTGAACAGGCATCGGCATCTGTGCATCGCATAGCCATTGATGAAGGGCCTAAACATGCCCTTTACCGCGAGAATTTGTTCAGGATTCGTGAGGGTGGCTACGTTTCTATCGCCATGACACCCCCAGACGAGGAAGCTGCTAGTTGGGACGCATCCTGGGTATTCGATATTTACGAAAAAGGGCTAGAAGGGCCACAAAAGGACCCAGACATCGATAGTTTCACCCTGTTTACCGAGAATAACCCCTATATTAGCCAGGAAACGGTCCAAAAGATCGCTAAGGGGTTGTCCCCTACCCAGCGTGAGGTTCGGTTACACGGCCATTTCATGCACCTGGGCGGGCGAATTTACCAGACATACACAGATCGGGACCAATTCTGGTGTTTCACGTGTAACAGTATATGCGTTTTAGAACACGGTTTGTGTATGGGCTGTAACAATAACAATTTCGCTAAGTTCAACCACCTTATTAATCCAATTGACCATTATTACGGTCTACCCAGCATCTTTTTAATGGACCCGCATCCACGAAAACCCGTTATGATGTCATGGGTTGGAATAGATCCGTATGATGACTGGTGGCAGCTAGCCGAGCTTGCGGTTGACAATGAACCCGAAGTTGTGGCAAAAAAGGTAAAGGAAGTAGAACAGGGTTTGAATCTCAATGTTTGTTATCGCATCATCGACCCTAATATGGGACGAAGCCCAGCCCACAACGCTGGACGTAGGCATGTTACTGTCGCTGACGAATTTGCAGCCGTGGGACTTAGATGCAATGATAGTGTCTCCGACGACTTCAACGTTGGCAGAACCAGATTACAACAGCGTTTGAAACCCGACCCAAGGACCAGACAGCCTAGATTGCATATCTTTAATACCTGTAAAACGACCAATTATCAGTTCAATCGTTTCACTTGGGATGAGTACAGCCGCTACTCGGCTGACACCAAAGATCCCAAGCAAAAACCACGAGATAAGGACAATGACTACCCCATTCTGTTGGGGTACATGTCGAATCTAGCCTCCACATATAGTGGCCTAAAACTGGGCAGTCAGCCCATTAGACGGTTTAAAAGGACGGCTGCGTATTAGTAATTCATTTGTAGTTGATAGTTTTTATTACGTTAGTCATGCAGTGAAGATGGCTAGATGTGAGCTGTGTAATGCTGAAATGTTGGCTGAGGACATTGCTTCTCACGAATGTAAGAAAGTAGATAATCCAGCCGTAGCTGGTGAAGGTAAGTATAAAGGCTGGCCACAACGATAAGGACGGCGGTGTATTGATGGAGCTATCTGATGGTACGGTGTTGCGGTTTGCATCAGATGGAAAGCCATTGCGTTGTATTATCTGTCTCAACCCTCTGGACAAACATGGTTGTGAGCTAACCCGAACGGAATCTAGCATGTTTTGTATTTGTAAAAATGCAGTGTTGAAAGTTGACGACTGGAAAATATTAGATGGCAGAACATAACGATAATATAGTTCCATCGGCTATTCCCGATACCATAGGCACCAATCCCATGGTGCCGGTATTACCCACCCGTCCAAAACGCAGACGTAAGCGTTCACTCAAACTGGACAAGGAGCAAATAGTGAGCATGGTGCTAAAAGAGCACCAGACCGCTATGAACCAGCGTGAGGAACGCATCAACTTACGCATTAATCGTTACATTAAACTCAGGGGCTGGCTACCAGGCAAGGACGGCCCATGGGAAAACGCTGCTAACTTCTGGTTGCCCATCATGTTGATTTACTCGCTGCGTACCAAGGCAACATTGGAAAATGCAACCAAGTCTGTGCGTCCAATGATGAACAGCAAATCACTGCATAGGCGCGACCAGATGAAGCAGGACAAGGTTGATAAGCTGCTCGACTACCAGTTTTTTGTTGAGAACGAAGGTGAGAAAACCCTAGACCAATATATCTCCAACTATGTTGACGATGAGGCCGTGTTCACCTTTACCCACTGGGTAAACAAACAGGATGACTACCGTGACATCAGGGTGCTACCTGGGCTGGACGATGAGTTGCCTGTAATGGCCCAAACCGCTTTAACACTTCCCGTTTTGTTTCCCAGCATGGACGTTGACCAGGGTACCCGTATGTTGGATGAGGAAGGCTGGAAGTGGGAACTTGAGTTTACAGACGAGCAGCAGCAGCGCCGTCTAGCACGAGTGGAGTTTTTTGAGCGTGACGATAACAAGCTGGAGGCTTATCTTAGCTACCGCACAACCGTTTACGATGCTCCTAGCATACAAGTGGTAGACTTTGAGGACATTGTTTTTCCGGTGAGATCAGCCAATTTGCAGCCCACAGGCGCAGACAATCCCTACGGTGCTCCATGGGTTAATATGATTTGTAAGGCATCGGTGGATGAAATCAAACGTGGTAAGGACACCGGCTGGTACGACCTGCTTACCAAGGACGATCTAAAAGCTATTACTGAGGGTAGATCGCCAGTTGGCAGTGGCAAGCAGGAGGAAAAGCCGAAGGAATCCAAGGATGCGCTGGAGGGTACACAAACACCGGCCCCAGCCGCTAATCAGGATACCAACCGTCAGATTATTAGACACTACGGTAGATGGGACGTTAACAACGACGGCTTTGAGGAAGATGTTATTTTCTGGGTAGAGACAAACCAGAAGAAACTTATGAAGGCGGTATATCTAACCGAGATGTATCCCGGCCTACCAGTACGGCGACCTATTAATAGTGAGAGTTTTATTCCGGTACCCAACCGCATCTACGGTGTATCGCTACCAGAGCTGTTGGAATCCCTGCAAGACATCAGCCAGATGCTGATGAATCAGCACATCGACTGGGGCACCATTACCAACGTTCCGTTTTTTTTCTATCGTGCCGCGTCTGGCATGAAACCAGAGGTTATCAAGTTAAACCCTGGTGACGGTTATCCACTGGACGACCCCAGCCGTGACGTTAATTTTCCCACGTTTGCTACCCGTAGCGAATCTTACACACTAAACACCATGGGCGTCTTGCAGCAATTTGCTGAGAGACTAGCCATGATTTCAGATATTCAGTTTGGGCGTGTACCAACGGGGAAGGCATCTGCGTTTAGAACAGCGGGTGCAACGCTGTCCATTCTGGCACAGGGCGATGTCCGTAGTGAGCAGGTGCTGAGACGCCTGTTCCACGGTATCGCCAGTATCTACCAAACCATTCACAGGCTTAACCAGCGTTACCTACCTGAGAAAAAGGAAGTTACTGTGGCCGGTGCATCAGAGCAGGGCCAGGAAATATATCAAGATATTACGCCAGAGGATATTAATGGTGTGTTTCAGTTCGAGTTTAAGGCCAGTCTGTTAAATACAAATAAACAACTACTTTCTACTAACATTACCGAGATGGCTGCGATGGTCATATCACCATTAGCTGTCCAAGCTGGGTTAGTTACCGAGCAGGAAATTTATACTTTGATGCGTGATAAGGCCAAGGCTATGGACCTGGACCCTGATAAGTACGTTGTGCGTCCACCAAATTTTGGTCCTAAGCTTACAGCTGAGGAAGCTATTGGAGCAATTATTGAGGGTAAAGCATTGGTGGGTACCACCTTGGAGCCACCGGAGGAGCACCTAGGCAAACTCCAAGTATTCATGCAATCTGAACAATTCGGTTTGTTAGATCCGGCCAATGTACCATTATTCAAAGCATGGGCAGAGCGTGTTACCAGGCTAGTACAACAGCGTCAAGCTCTAGCCGCTGCTGCTGGGGCACAACCACAGGAGGGCGAAGCTGAAGGCCCAGGTGGTGTGTTGTCATCGTCAAACAGTGAAGAGACTAATGCTGCACCAAAAGTGCAACCTAACCAGCCGGTAGGTGGAGGTGAGTTGCAATGAGTATCCAACTAGAAGACATAGCATTACGGTTAAAGCAACAGCGTGACCTTAAGCAAACTGAGAAAATAGAGCAGTTTGAGCACCAGATAGGTGTCGCCTCACAAATGTCAGAGTTGAAAGCTGATAGTAAGTGGTCGATTTATCTAGGCCATATTGAGGCAATAGCCAGTGACTATGAGCGTCAGTCTAAGGGTTATCTACAATCGTTATCTGGTGCTGAGTTTTTAGAACCCAGGCAGTATGGGGAATTTAAAGTAAAACTTGCTAAGTCTGAGGGTTTTGCTGATGGTCTCAAACTGGCTACAGAACTAGTAGCACAGCTCATTATTAGTGGCGAGAAAGCGGCTGAGGAACTAGTGAATTTGACAAGGGATAAGTTGAAAAGTTAAACTATGGCAGAACGTAAAGATCCCAAACTGCGCCGTTGTTGGTTTTGTAATGAGGATATGGTGGTAACGGCGGAACAGATTAAGGAACATTGGGAGAAGTGTTGCAAGAATAATAACGGAACTAATAAGTAATCTAATTTAACATAATTATGGAGTCCGAAAGGGCGTTGATGTCATTACGATGTTAGCGCCCTTTTCGTTTTTCAGGCCTGGGCAACCTGCGGCATCTGGAGCCAATCCAGCGGGTGGTGACCCAAAACACGGAGGATTTAGATGGCAGAAGTGGAGGAAGTTGTAAAGGAAACAACGGAGCCAACAGCGGATGCTGTAACCGATGTACCAACCCAGGAACCGATAGCGGAACCAGAGGCGGTAGCAGAGGAAACGGCACCTGAAGCTGAAATACCAGATAAGGAACCAGGTGGAAGCGACGGCGAATCCGTCTACCAACGTAAACTCTACCGCGAAAACAAGCAGCTCGGCAAACAACTTGAGCAGGAGCGTCTGGACAAAGCCAGACTGGATGAACGGCTCAAGATACTGGAGGAGCAAAAGGAAGCTCCTAAAACAGTTGAGCAGGTTTTCACTATTACTCAGGTGGAGCAAGCGGTGGAAGATGGCCGCATTAGTAGGACTGAGGGTGAACGGTACAAAGCAGAGGTGCTTTTGCCCAAGTTGTTGGATCGGGAGTTCACAAAGCGTGACAACCAGCGTGAGGCTAAGGAGAAGCTAGAACGACCACTTGCCAAGGCAAAAACTGAAATCAGCGAGTACGTTCAGCTTATCCCAACTTTAACCCAGGATGGAGATCCAAGGGCAACGGAAGTGTTCCAACGTTACAATGAGCTGGTTAATGAATACGACCTGCCAGCCACTGACGTTACCAAAGCGGTGGCGTTAAGGGACGTTATAGGCTCCTTGGATAAACTTAGAAAGCAAGCGGAGGTTAGAAACTTGACACGTAACGGCACAACAAATCAGGTAGAAGCCGGGGCTGGTGGTACGGACCACAAAGCCAACGAGGGCGATCCAACCAAGAAGGTACCAGCGGATATGGTAGCCGAATGGAAACGTACCGGGGCTACAGATGAGCAGGTAAAAAAGTTTGCTCAGTTCCATCTGGATAAGATCAATCGCAGACGCAGGACGTTTGGCTAGTGGGCAATATCGTTATTGTTCCCAAGTACAGCAAACTTGGCCAGGGATTTAGCCAGAAAGAGATACAGAAGTCATACGAACACCCTGGTAGACAGACGAATCCCAGTAAGGGTTATCAAACCCCAGCCGCTTGGCTAGACGATTTGGGAGAGCTGAAAAAGCTTGTTCTGCTCTGTGATAACTGTGCTCATAAATGGAATCCAAAGAGATATGGTTACAGGCTTTTATGGATGCCTGGGGCGGGTACTAGATCAAATGGCTGGTGTGACTCATGTAAAGAGTTTGCTCTAAATAATGGTGGTGGGCGAGCTTGGGTGACTGAAGAGAGTTATCCTGAGATTTGTGCCGAACCCCCAATGGTGTCGCGTGGAATGAGATGGGTTAATAAAGCAAAAGATGTATTTGACATAATAACTAACTGAAGGAGAAAGTTTAATGGGTTATCAAGCATATCACCTCTGCGGAGGTGCAGGATTAAAAAAGAAGTTCAAAATTGCCGCTACTATAGTTAATGCAGGTATTCCTATCCTTTCAGGAGCGGCTGCACAGCATGCGAATTATTTACCAACGGCAGCTACTACGGCTGGGCCGTTTATTGGTTTGGGTTTAGATACGGCTACATATTCCTCAGTTCAGGGTGCTGTGGAGGGTGTTGTAGCCGTGGACGTTAGACCGGATCTTGTTATCGGTATGTCAATTAGTGGTGGTGCAACTGAAGGTACTGCATTGACATTACTTTCCAATACATCGGCATCGTCTGGTGGAACTACAATTACTGACTCAACTAATGTTCCTACAGTTGATCTAAATGGCGGAACGGTATTCGCTATGTCAGGGGGTAGTAGTGCCCCTACAAACAGAAGTATTACTGCGTGGACCACCGCTGATAACTTTGTGGTAAATGAACCGTTTCCAGTGGCCATTGCTGTTGGAGATACGTTTATAGCGGTTCCTTTCAATACTGGTGGTAGTGGTGCGGATAGTGGAGCTGACGGTATGGGAGATGCGACACTTACCACTCTATTTACTCAGGTGCGTCAAGATATTGCTGTGGGTGATGGTGTTGATGTGGCTATTATTGATCTAGTGGTAACGGGCGTAAACTTCGGTAGAGTGTACTTTACGCTGAGAGATCACGTATTTGGTGTAGACACCATTTAGTTTTATGTGGGCAACAATAGTTCCCAATGGCAGTATGGAATTTTTGATGTTTTTTGAAAGGTTTAACTAAATGGCTTTAATGGACGGCAATTTTGGAGATTTATACGACCCCAGATTTTTAGAGATTTGGGATAATGAATATCTTCTACCGGAAGATTTAATTGACAAGTTCTACCGTGTAAAAGCCGGTAAACTTGAGACTGAGAGATTCAGCCAGATTGGTGGTCTCCCAGACGTAGTGCAGTGGACAGGAACCGTTGATTACCAGGACGCTACACAGGGATACGACATCACGGTAACACCTGTTGAGTTCAGCCAGGGTGTCCAGGTAGAGCGCAAGCTCCATGAGAACGATCAGTTCGATGTGATAATGAACAAACCCAGAGCACTGGCAGAGAGTATTTCCAGGTTGCGCCAGATTCATAGGGTGCGTCCATTCGTTAATGCGTTCTCGGTTGATACGTTTTTCTATACAAATACCGAGGCGGTGTCCATGTGTTCCAACTCGCATACCACAACAAGTGGTGCATCAACCGCTACCGGCTTCGATAATCTTATTACCACAGCCATGAGTGCTACAGCAGTAGAAACAGCCAGACTCCAACATGCCAAGGTTCGTAACGACCAGGCATTGGAAATAGGTATTCAGTCTAACATGCTGTACTACCCTATCGACTTGGAAGAGACCGCTTATGAAATCACCAAGTCAAGTGGCAAGGTGGATCAGGCAGTAAACAACGTCAACTGGAACAAGGGCCGCTATACCACATTTGGTGATCTGTGGTTGTCCACCAGGGGCGATACTAACAACTGGTTTATGATTGATGAGACGTTGATGAAGAGGTGGGGATTGATCTGGATTGATAGGATTAAGGGTGAGTTCGCGCAGGTAGAAGACTTTGATACCTTGACGGCCAAGTGGCGTGCCTATATGTACTGGGCGAATGCGCATGTCGACTGGAGATTCATTTTGGGCGCAGAAGTTTCCTAAATGCGAATCTTCGAGATAAAAAAGTGCATCAAGTGTGGGAAGGAGTTTGTGCAGAGGCAGGAACTCCCTCCCACCTCATGTTGTAAAGAGCATCAAGATGCCAGCTAAGTTTGACGCTTGTAACAAACGCGGCGGGAAAATCCGCACTGTAACAAAAGGGCCAAACAAAGGTAGGTTGATATGCAAACCGAAGCGTGGACATCTTGTGCTCGGTAATAAACGAGGTAAGTAATGCCCAAACATAAACCAAAAAAACGAGGCAAAAAGTATGGCTAACAGATTTCATACAGACAACCCGGATCTGAAGGTATCAGTTGGGGATGCTCCAAAAACAACGCCAGGTGTAACAACGGTGGAGCCGCCTAAGTCATCTCCATCCTCACCTGCGTATCCGGTGATATTTCCAAAGATAAAGGTGTACGAAAAGGCTAAGGGTGTTTAAAGGCGTATCTAACTATGCTCGCCAAGGCCATTGTGGTCAAGACGGGTGTAACCAAGGAGTAATTAGATGAGTGGACCAAGAAACGTAGGAATTAACATATTTGCAAACGAGCCGCCCGATCCGACACAGGGCACGGGCCAAGTATTTTGGGTTGGAAGAACGGCTACAGTACCAGGTGGAGTAGCGGGTGTTGACAACGCTGGGAATTTTGGTAGTTCACCTCAGCGCCCTTTCGCTACCCTTGACTATGCTCTAAGTTTTTGTACGGCCAGTCAGGGCGATACTATCTATCTACTGCCTCAACATGCAGAGACAGTTGCAGCAGCTTCTGATTTCACTATCGACGTAGCCGGTGTTAGCATTATCGGGTTGGGTCGTGGGACAGATAGACCTCAGTTCACAGTTGATGTGACCGGATCTACGGTTACGTCTGCTAACGTACTAATTAAGAATATCATGTTTACCGCAGGTGCTTCGGGGGTTGCTATCGGCTTAGCTATAGCGGCTGCATATTGTGAACTTGATAGCGTCGAATTTGGTTTTGATGTTGCAACTGATGACTTCGTGATCCACTTAGAGGTTGACAACGTTGACCATGCGTATATCCATCATTGCAGGTTCATTGCCGAGCCTGCTACGGCAGGAGCCAATACAGCCTTCCGTTTAGATGAGGCTGATTGGATCAGGATTGAGGATAACTATATTACGGGCGACTACGCTGTTGCTGCTATTAACGGAGTGTCCGCAGCTAGCCTTCAGGGCATGATTCTACGCAATTACATCTACAACGATGATGCGTCTGCCGCTGAGAACGCCATTGATCTAGACGTAGCTTCAACAGGGATCATTGCATACAACACTATTGGCTCTGCTATGACCACAACGGTTATTGACTTGATCGACCCAGGCAGTATGAGGCAGATCGAAAACTACGGTAACAACGATGTTAACACTATCGGGGTTCTCATCGGTGCAGGATTAGACACCTAGACCTTTAGGTGTATGGGTGGGGTGGGTTTCGGCTCACCCCACTAACATTTACCCATGAGGCGTACTGTTGTAATTGCTGGGCGAAAGGCTCCTTACATCCTTCCCAAAGAGGAGGGTGATGAGATATGGACCGTTAACTCAGCTTTTATGGCCCCAACTAATCAGAAGGGTGTAGATCGGGTCTACTTTATGGACCCCCTTGTTAGTTTAGTGAAAAGGTATCCTAGTTTTGTAGAAGAGATCAACAAATTAGAATGTCCTGTTTATGCACAACGGGCTTATCCAGAGATTCCCACTTCTAGGCCGCTTCCTATTGCAGACATGATTGCCTGTCTTAGTGGAGTGAGGTACTTCACCTCCACTCTAGCCTATATGATAGCTCATGCTATTTTTGAACGGGCAGACAGAATCATTCTCCATCGCATCACCTCATCAGCTGACTCAGTTGAATATTACCACCAGAAACCCTGTCACGATTTTTGGTGTGGCGTTGCTTTGGGTTTAGGAATTGTCGTAAGAACCTCGGATGATTCACTTCTAATGAAACCTCACCCATGGGGGCCACCGTTGTACGGTTATTGGCAAGGGCCAGAGGATTGTGAATTGTATGCGGAAGTTAACACGGCGCTAATTAATTTAGGCAAAGTACCTATTGAGTACCGTGAGGTAACGCATGTCGAGGGTGTATCTCTGCCGGTCCCTGGGTAGTAAAAGAAGTTTTAAATGGCTGTGACAAATTTTCCTAATGGAGTAACAAGTGGGGTCTTAACAGCCAGTAATGCCTTTATTATGAACGACAACAGCGACGATACACAGGGCACGTCCTTAACTACAGGCGTCACCACAACTACTCGTACTGGGTCAATCACGACCCATAACGTTGGTACTATTGCTGCTGATGTGGAGACCACCTTCACCGTTACACCGGACGCTGCCGATATTGCTGTTGGTGATGTAGTGTTAGTGTGTGTAGGAACACAGTTCACTACTAGTAGTACCATGATAGTTGCTTGGTGTTCTACTGTGGCCGCCAACTCGTTTGATGTAACCTATTCAAATGTAAGCGGCACACAGATAGACGCTTCAGATGGGGCAGCCATTATTAACTATGTAATAATCAGAACAAGTTAGACCGTTTTACATCTAAAGGAGATTTATGAGTGCTGAAGCTGAAGAACTAGTTAAACAAGTACAAAATACTCGAAACTTTACTGACAGTAGAGGTAGGATTCTTAACAAGCAGACCCGTTATTTAACCGCCAGGGAGAGAACGACTCGTACCGATGAGCTAAAGTTCTTGGATGGTACCTTGAATCAACCGGCATGGATGTCAAAAGGCATGACCGGGGATCAGCGTAGGACACTTACTAACCGGCGTAACCACATTGAAGATGATTTAAAGCAGAACGCTCCACCCACTGACTTATCGGGTATGACCAGGGACGCCCTATCCAAACTGGAAAAGCAGCTCCGTGAGGAGTGGCTAAGGGGTATGCCAACGGCTGAGGTTATGCGGCGTAATCCTGCGGGTGCTGTTGATAAGAATATGCGTTGGCAGACTGCCAATAAAGATCGCATCATGGCCTGGAAAAATACCATGCGGCTGTTGGAACCAGACAACGACGAGAAGGACTACACCAACATTGAACGATTTAGGTCTCAAGGTATTACCCAGGACATGGCAGCTACATATATGATGAGTGGCCAGATTCCAGGCAATTTTGCCATGACGGAACTAGCCAAAGCCAATTGGCCTGAGAATATGCGCGAGTACGGGACTGTTGACAGTGTTCTCAGGCAAGCTGAACGTGGTGAGATAGCTGAACAAGCGGCTGAAATACATGGCATTGTAGATCCAGAGGAAATTGATGCACTTAAGGCTGAGATCAAGCAACTTCAGCAACAATTGGATACCAAGGATATTGTAGTGGAATTAAAGGACGTGGAACCAAAGCAGCGCACAGAAACTCCTTGGACCTGCACAGAATGTGCCGAAACGATGACAACCAGGCAAAAGGGTGCCCACATAATTAAGCACAAACGGGAAGCCAAGGCACAAGCAACGTTACAATCATAATTGGAGGTTTATTTAGATGGCCATTTCTCCACTTTTTGAATCAAACTTTGAAGCAGGGACAAATGCAGAATGGGACAATGAGGCTGATACTGGGAGTAACCTCGATTTTCCCCATTACAGTGAGCTGGCGCGGTTTAAACAAACAACTTATCGCGGTGCTTATTGTATGAGAGTGAAAATGGGTGATACCAATGACCATACGCTTAGAATGGATATTGGTAATATTGCTGAGGATGATACCAGATTTCTGAATTTCCATTTATATCTTGGTAATGACCTAGCATTTTCAGCAGATGACGATATTCACCTTGTTCATTTTGAGGAGGTAGAGGATACAACTACCGGAGCCACGCTGTTTCTAAGAATGATTACCGCTACCGATGTTATATCCCTTGCACTGGGTGAGAATGAAACAATTAATACTACCACCCTGTACACAATTACAAGAGGTCGCTGGTACAATATCGGAGTGAGAATGCTGGCCGACACCCAAGGTGCCGGTACTTTGGACCTTTATGTTGATAGTTCTGCGTCAAAAATAGCCATTACCAGTGTCACCGCAGTACCGATCTTGGATATAATTTTTGGTGTTACAGACGGACTATCTACTACTACGGGTACTATTCTATTTGATGAAGTTAAGTTTGACGATGTTCAGGTGTTCCCTTATAGGGAAAGACGACCCAAGGTTATGAATATCGCTAAAACCCAAAGTATCTTTGTGGGGCCTGGACAGGTTGAGGCTGCTGCCCTTATTAGCACGGGTGGTTCTGTTGCACTTCGTCTTTATGATACGGATGTGGCCAATATTGATGACCTCAATAGTCTTGTTATAGAACTTCTTGATGCCCAGTTCACTTCCGCTTCGGGGCCTATTAATTTCCAGCGGGGTTGTTATGCGGTTGTTGCGGGAACCGTTTTATTGGCACAAGCCCAAGTGGTGTTGGCAGACAGGGGTGATCGTCCCGGTGTTTTTGGCCCACGCTATCATACTGATGCCAGCATCATTGATTATGGGCTAAGACGAAAGATTAGGCGCTACGACGTTTGATGAAATCACCCTGGTCATTCTTTTTTGGTGGCCTGGCCGTTCTATGCCTTATCGCTATTATGGGACAGAGAATGGGTGGACGTAGGACTGATACCGTTCTAGCAAATACGGTTGTTAACCTGCCCTCTTCACCTCCTACCAATACTTTTCGCAGGGTTACAGATGGTGACACGGCCAGTGACTGTACTACTGGTAACTCAAACAACTCAGTTCTTTGTTACTACACAGGATCAGCTTGGGCATCATTAGGTGATGGTGGTGGTGCCTCATCTGCCCACGGCGACCTGTCTGGACTTGTAGCCCCTGCTGATGACCATACCCAGTACCTATTAGCAGAAACCAGTGCTGGTGCACCTGCGGCTAATATTTGTGATCGTTCTGGTCATAATATCATTGATGAAACTAACAACAACCCCTACTTTTGCTCAGATGGTGTCAGTGGTAGTGCTAGGGCCTTCTCCAGCTTGGGTGATTCGTTTAATACAGTTAGTGATGGTACCAATACAGGTAGTGCTAGTGGGGCGCAGACGGTCCAGTACGGTAGAATCAAGGCTATTGAAACTATGGTTACTGCTGTCCCAGAGGTGGAAGTCTTTAGTTTCACATCAACATTCACTAACCAGCCCAGCAATGATGGGATAGAGTTAGTATCATCTAGTAGCAGTGATACGACTCAGGTTGTTACCCTATATGGGACCACAAATGGTGGAGATGAATCTAATGTGAGCGTGGAAGAACTTACCGTCACTGGGACCGATCAGGTAACGAGTGCCAAGACAGATTGGGCTAACCTGCTTGCGGTTAAAATGAGTGCTACTGCACTTGGAACGGTGACCATTCGTGAGGCTAGTGGCGATGCAACTATCATAGCCCTTGCCATAGGAGCTACTCGTACTGCCAACCTTGATAGTGTCTTTGTTGGGAACCCTAATAGGGTGAAATCTGTCCTTCTTTCGTGGTCAGCAGATAATACAGAATGTAAAAATGCTACCGAAGTAACCATAGGGTCTTGGGGCAAACAGTGGACATATATCTGCACTGATAATGACGCAGCCATATTAACTGGAACGATTTCGGCTATGCCCGACGGTTGGGACGGTGGGACTGTGACTCTTGAATTACCATACATTCAAGATGCAGCGGACACATCAGCATTTGAGTTTGATGTATCTGGCCGTTGTGCTGGAGACACGGAAACTCCACAGGCCCTTGGCTCAGAGGTCAATGTTATTGATGCTGCTGTAACTGGAACAGACGCAAAGGATTCGGCTACAAGTGGGGCAGTAACCCTTGCGGGAACCTGTGCCGCTGGCGATATGGTACAAATTCAGGTTGCCATTGATGCGTCGGGAACTGGGACGGCAATGGCTACTCTTAATATACTTGATGGAAAATTAGAATACACAGTCCTAGGAGGTGGGAGTGATTAAGTTTCTGATGACCTTAGTGTTGGTTCTAAGCCTGGCTAGTCCAGTCCTTGGTAGCTCTCTAAACGACGAGATCATCAATGATCCCTTAGGCCGTGGGTATGCTGCCATGACAGATCAACAGCTACTTACTAGCCTCAATGCAAAGAGCCGTACTCGTAACCGTGTTTCAATGACGGGGCGAGAGGTTAAGGCCCAGGTAAATATTGCTGAGTACAATGTTCTTTCTGATGCCAAGAAACAGCAAATGCTTGAGTTGATTAAGCGAGATGACCTGGATCTGTTTGGTCTCGATAGAGACATACTCATTGACATCTTTGGTGGAGGTTCAACAACGGTAAGCAACCTAGCCACGGCGAGGGTCGAGATTATTAGCCGATCAGAGGAAATAGGTTGGCGCGAGACTACCACTGAGAAGAACTTACGAATGCACACGCGTAGCAGGAAGGTGCGACGATGAAGTTAATCAAGAGATCACTAGGTCTTATCGCACTGTTGTTAGCGTTTGCTGTGCCAGTCCACGCTGCGAATGAAGTGTTGATAAAAGATGGAGTGACGGGGCTTCTGTTCAGCAATTCTACTGAATATAACGCTACGGATCTTGGTGATATAGAGAATACAGATAACACTCCTACCGCAGTCCAACTTGATTTAGGAGGAACTGTAGGGAACGGAACGGCACGACAGGCCACTAAAGCGGATTTAGGTTTAAGAAGAGCAATCTCATACAACGTCACTGCATCGCTTGAGTTTGCTACCGCACCTGCGCCTGGCGATACTGTGGATTTCTACTGGGCACCTTCTCATAGTGCCACCGCTGGCAAGGGCAACATGGGTCAAACAACTGGAGTAGATGGTGCATACGCTGGTGGGGCGCAAACCCTAGCTGAAGGTTTGAAGAAGTTAATGTTCATTGGATCGTTAGTTCTTTCGGAGGATGCAACCACGTTTGTTCATACGGGTTTCATTGGAGTGTTTTCACCATCTGATCGGTATGGAAATTTAGTAGTACATAATAATGGTGCTGATGATTATGACTCAGATGCAATTCAGATGGCAGTCGCATTTGATCCAATTATCATCGAGATTCAATGACGCGATACATTTGCCTTTTCATAGCAGTCTGGTTGTGCGTAGCGGCCCCAACATCAATGAGCCGTAAGCCAACCTCTGGTGAAGTCTCCACCAGGTCCTACCTGCAACACTCCCGCTATCGTGGGGTAAGAGCGCATTGGATGATGCACGAGGGCGGTGGGATAACGGTTCGTAGTCTTGTGATGGCTGGGCCAACTAATCACAATGAGGGTCTTCTGGAGAACATGGACCCTAACATTGATTGGGTACCCTGTCTATGGGGTGGTAGGTGTGTTGATTTTGATGGTATAGATGACAAGATAACCCTAAACCAACAATCTGATGAGTTTGATGGCACAGGGGATCTTACTATTTCGGCCTGGATTAAACCAAGGACATTTGGGGAGAACGGCTTCGGGCGCATATATGATAATGATAACCTCATTTTTATAGTAAGCGATACCGCAGATACGTTCGCCATTGCCTCTGATGGAAGCAACTTTTCTGGTTCTGTAGATAATACCATAGTAGACAATCAGTGGCAGCTCGTTACAATAAGACGCCCAAGTAGTGGGAGTGGCGTAACACACTTCCACAATGGCGTAGAGGTAACAGGGGCAGATACCATCTCAGGAACACCCGCCGCACCAGCGGGTAGTACCTCACCAGGTATTGGGAATCAATCTAATGACACCACTAACCGTACCTTTGATGGCCTTATTGACAACTTGATTATGTGGGACCGACTGCTAACTCCAGCAGAAATACGGAGTCTCTATACGGACCCATTTCTTGAGTTCCATCAACCGGCATTCTGGGACATGATAAAGGTAGCAGTGGCAACAGCGAGACGACGCATAGGACCAATATTCTTTCAATGATTAAAGCACTCATCCTCACATTATTTCTAGCCTTGCCAGCCCAAGCAGCACTGGTTGACCCTGTACCAGAGGGACCAACAGGCAATGCCGTGTGCTCAGATAAGTTGGACAACGATGCCGATGGTACAGTAGATAACTGTAGTGGGTCAGCCGACATGACTAATACGGACGGTAATGATCGAGCAATTGACATGAACGACGCAATCCTCGTGGGCAGTTACACTTCCGTTACTGATAACACGGCACCAGGGAACAATGCAGTTGATCTTCCCTTGGACAAGGTAGCCTTCAATGGCCAGGTGATTGTCTCAGGTAGCTTTTCCAATGCTACACACTATGCCTGGCTCCTGGCTAGTAATCCCACCAATATACCCAAGGGCTTCTGGATCATTGACGGCGTACTGCCCCTCTACATGGACAGTGCCACGGATGGCATGATTGTCCAGCCTACAAATGGCTATGAGGTTATACCCGTAGGTTCAACTGATTCATTGGCCAACT